CTTATACAGCAATAACTTTTCTAAAAATATTGGAACGTGGGGTCATAATGGTTTGTCTTCCGTGATTGGCATTCACAACTCACTAGGTCAGGAAGGATACGACGGAACGAACAACGCCTCATACATCAGGGCTAGTGATGCAACTGGTGTTCATAAAGTTCTATTAACCGCTCAGGCAGGAGTTTCTCTAGATAGTACAGCCATTCAAACAATTAGTATCCATGCAAAACCATTAGGATATACTTTTCTTAAGATTGGAACTGAAAATGCTGCTCAAGAAGCTTATTTTGATCTTGCAAATGGAACTGTAGGAACGACAGAAAGCGATGTTATTGAAGCAAAAATAACTCCTGCAGGCAACGGTTATTTTAGATGCTCTATGACTGTAAACGCTGATCAGGCCATAAATCGGATTGACTTTAATATTGCTCTAGAGGACAACAATGATTCGTTTACAGGAGACCCAAATAGAGGCGGGACAGACAACGGGGGTATCTTTATTCAAGATGCCCAGTGGGAACTTGGACTGGTCCCAACAGAAATTATCTCTAGCACTGGATCTGCAGGCACAGCTGGTCTCAAAGAAGATGAACCACGCTTTGACTACCCTCTTGCTGGTGGTGCCCCGTCGTTGTTGTTGGAGCCAGAGAGAACAAACCTCATTAAATTTTCAGAGTACTTTGGAGGATCTGGGTGGACAGACAGTAGCTCTGGCGTCACAGTTGTAAATAATGATGCCGTCTCCCCAGAGGGTATTAAGAACGCCGCTAAGCTTGTTATTGACAATACAATTAGCTCAGGCGCAGAATTTAGGGTCGATACTAGTTTAAATCCATCTGTAACTAATGGAGAACCATATGCTTTCAGTGTATTTGCAAAAGCAGCAGGGTTTAATCAGATTCAGATAGATGTAAGTAACGCTAAATTTGGTGCAAATTGTAATGTTACTGCAACCCTTACTGGTGATGGTTCAATTACTGCAGGATCCGACGTAACATCATCTAGTATTGAGAACTATGGTAATGGTTGGTATAGAATTACTATGGTTGGCACTGTCACTGGATCAACAGGCGCGACTGCTTTAATATTTAGATTGCAGGCAGATGGGATAAACGGTACAGGTGACGGCTCTAAAGGTATTCATGTCTATGGAGCTCAATTTGAAGAAGGCCCTTATGCCAGCTCTTACATCCCCACCCACGAGAATGCTACTGCTACAAGGTCGGGTGAAGGAGAAGCTGTAGACACATTTAAAGCGACGCTCCCTACAGCTTTAAATGGCGCTAGTGCATACACACTGTTCATGGATTTGACAGTAACTGATCTTGAAGAAGAAACTGATTTTAGAGATGTTCTTATTTTTAGAGACTCTAGTGGTAGTAAGGAAGCTTTCAAACTTGAAACATTTTTCAATAATGGAACAAGTAGCTTAAGGGGGTTTGCATATAAGACGTCACAAGTAGAGGGGGCAACAGCTTCCATCGCTCACGACACAATAGCAATAGGGTCAAGATGTAAGCTTGCTGTTGTTTTTAACAGTGCCTCAGGCATTAAAGCTTTCTACAACGGATCTAGCACACCAGTCCTAAATTACTCTGAGGCTACTACGTATGAAAGCGTAGATGTTATAGAGGGCGCAGAAGCTACTGTACCTGGCACAAGATCTAGAACTCGCCTTCACGGAATACACGGATACCCATCTGCTCTTTCTGATGCTCAATGCATCTCCCTAACAACTCTCTGATACGCTATGGCAATCTTTAGAAAATACGAGTTTGGTAGCAAGTCTGCTGCTACCGCTAAGATCAATGCCTTGAGTGTTGACGAAGAAGGCAATCCAAATCACCGTCACTCTATTGTAAGGCTTGGCAACATTGTCACTACACCAGCAGAGTATGATGATGAGGGTAACAGAACTGTTGATCCTGTATACTCAGACAAGTATCACGTCGATGTCTTGTGGAGGGGAGAGTATGACGAAGAGGGAAATGAAATCCCTGTAGCAGACTGGAATAATCAGATGGTGTGGTGTATGCCCATGGGGGTGCATACCTTTGGATCGTCTAGTGCCAATGCAGAGTATATTGCAAAATGTCAGGAGCTACACCCAGAGTGGTTCCCAGAACCTGAAGTAGAGTAATCATGCTTGGACTTAGCACAACAATAGCATCATCGTCTTTTCTTTCTCGATTAAGATCAGACGATCTTGTCATAGCATTTGCGTCTAGGGTTACCGCTGACGGTGGTACAGTAGAAGATACAAGCAGTCTTGAAAGGGATCTAAGGGAGCTTATTTAAGACTCTAGATCCCTGTAAAGAGTTTGCACCAGCAATCTCCCCCTTTGTGTAAGGGCGTATCTAACCCTGTAGTTATATTTTGTTTCTTCTCTAAACAAGTGATCTTCTCTGGTGTCAGAGGGGGTCATCCTGTCGAAATGCTTATACAATATCCCCTCTTTTACAAGGGGATACACATACTCCACACCAATCTTATTTGAGGAGATGCCAAAGTCTTCTGATGCGTACTTCAGAGTAAAAAACTCTAGGTCGTAAGCCCACAGCATAAACATGATTTCTTTTTGAAATATGCTGTGTTTTTCTTTTGCATTAAGGAGCTCTCTCCTCAGGTATTTTAGGTAGTTACGTTTTACGTACCTTTGATTAAGCTTCGAAAATTCTCTAAAGAGCTTTTTCTTAGAGACTTTACTTTTTGGCATTCAAATGGATTTACAGAACTACAAAGATATGGAGAGAGAAGGATTTTTGTTCGAAGTTCAGCAGATTGCATTGGAGATAGAATCGCTGATTGACAAGTATGACGTGCGAGAAGATGTCATGTCTTTGATGATTATAGGTCTGATTGATGAATTTGAAGACACTCATCAACTAAAGGCTGTGTATGGATATAATCTCAGAAGTAGGGATGAGCTTGAAGAATTGGTTACATTTGCTCAAGACTCCTACAAAGGAGATGACGAACCAGACATTGATGATCTGATCAAAGGGCTGGGCATAAGTTTAAATTAAATGGAAGGTGTAATCAGAAAAATCATCATAGGTCGTGACCCCAAGGACGCCATGGCCTACTATGTTGGCATGCGAGCTGGCAGCAGTAAGGTTAGCGCCATTGTCAATGATGAAGCTTTTCTATACAGGCATGGTAAGAACAGGTATCTTGTATATCTTGAGGAGGAAGATGGGAGCAATGTTTTGTGGAAGTCTGTAGATGACATGCCATGCATCATTGAATACGATCTAAACTTTTAACATGGCTACAAGAACCTATCCAGACGGCAGTATTATCCCAGCTTCTTTGCCTGCAGCGTATAAACGTGCAAATAACAAGAGTCAATACTGCGGAAACTGTGTGTATTGGGTAGGTAATTACTGCACAAGATGGGAGGCAAGAGTTAAAGCGGGGTATGTCTGCGCTTCTTGGCAACCCAAACAAGCCATGTCTGTCGCACCCGCTGCTGCACCTGAAGTCGATGTAGCTCCACCACCTGCTCCAGCGCCAACTGCTGAACCAACCCCACCAACTCCTGCTCCTGCTCAGCCTCGTCAGGCTCCAGCACGCAGAACTTCAAGAAGATCCTATGGATACTAAAAAATCCAGAGGTGTTGGTGACACTGTAGAAAAATTCACTCAAAGAACAGGACTAAAGCGCCTGGTCGAAAAAGTCTCAAAGGACTGCGGATGCAGTGAGAGACGAGATAAATTAAATCAAATGTTCCCCTACAAAAATCAATGAAATCTTTAAATATGTTTATCGTTGAGCTGGACAGACCAATCAACGATACGATCTCAACTAAAAGCGGAGTTGAGTTATACATCGACACTCGATTCGAGGGCGGTGAGTTTAAATACAGAGTTACTGACGGACCAGTCATAGCCACACCAGCCAAGTACAAAACCCCAGTTAAGAAGGGTGATAGGCTGTACTTCCATCACCTTGTCGTAATGCAGGGAGGTCAAAGACTTACGGGCGTGGACAATAGTTACTTTGTCAAATACGATCCAGAACATGCTGTAAACAACCAGGCGATCGCATACAAGGACAAGAAGGGTAGGATACACCCACTTGATGGTTGGAGCCTGTTGTCTGCCATTGAAGAGGAAGAAAAAGAAGATGGGACTATTGAGGTGGTGTCCTTAAAAGAGGAGCTACCAACCAAGGGCGTTGTTGCTTTTGATTCAAAGGAATTGAAATCAATAGGTGTAAAGAAGGGCGATGTCGTTGGATTCAAACAAAACAGAGACTATCGCATCAAGATTGACGGGAAAGAATACTACAGAACCCGTATTGAAGACCTTTTATACGTAGAGCAATGATTGACAAAGAACACCTGATGGAAATTCTTGCAGAAGAAGAATGCCTTACTGCTGATGGATTTGATGCTGCCCTGGTGGGTTGCACCTATGGCGCCAACGTAGTTGCTGTGTACGACATCAACAAGATGATTGAGATTTTGATTGAAGAAGGCATGGAATACGACGATGCAGTAGAGCACCTAGATTACAACATTGTTGGTGCATATGTTGGAGAGAAGACACCTCAATACATCAATTTTGTCACGCAAGAAGTTTACAACGATTGATGCTGCTCAACGCTTAATGACAAGCATGGAGACAGCTATCAATAACATGATTGATGAAGTCAAAAAGCCTGTTGATCCAGATATCAATGGGAGTGCTCGCAAAGCAGAGCTTCAGTCAATTAAACAGACAGCAACAGACTGCAAGGAGTTAATTGTAGAAAGACAGCGTTTAGAACAAATGATCAAAGACCTTACGAACAATGGATCAATCGAGCAAGCAAAAGACTACAGCGGAGGTTTCGCTGAAAGATACTCTAAATGATTGGCAGGCAATAGTCTGGCAAAAGAACAAAACTAATTTCAAATTCTGGGAGGAATCTTGGAATGATGATTTTGAGGACTGATGCCTTACAAGGACCGCGATGTTAGGAGGGCTTACAATAAGGCCTACCAGAAAAAACACTACGCGAAGAACAAAGAGTATTATAAGTCGAAAGCAAAACAGACCAAAGCGCAACAAAGAAAATGGAATAGAGAGTTTGTAAATAGAGTCAAAAAGATTTTTAGCTGTATAGATTGCGGGGAGTCAAACACTCTTGTTCTTGATTTTGATCACGTCAAAGGCGAGAAGGTTGAAAACATAGCAGACATGGTTCATCGCCCTAAGTCTGTGTCAACCATAAAAGAAGAAATGAGAAAGTGTGAGATTAGATGTGCGAATTGTCACAGGATTAAGACACACGAAAGAAGAAGCTTATAACCGCGAGTATCCCCTCAAGCTTATACCTTGTAGAAAGGGTAACTGGTCACATGCGGGTTCAAGTCCCGCCTCGCGGACTTTCTTATATTTGCTACATGAGAGTCAATAAGAAGGAAAGAAGAGCAACTCGACGGCGTGAAAAAGCAACCGTTAGAGACGCTAACGTAAATGACCTTCTTAAGATGCTTAATCAAGGCAATAAGCCCGCTGGTTTTTACGACCCAATACCAAGAGAGGCAGTTCTGTTCCCTGGGGCTGATGAGTCTGTTAGAGAGCACGAGCTTGTTCATGCCACTCAGTTTGGTCCTCTAAGGGCTCTTCTCAACATAGGCAGGGTTCAAGACAAGCAGACCAGGGAGTCTATGAGAGCTATAACAAAAGATATGGCTCAAGAAGATTATGATATGCTTGGCAGCGAAGGATTTAGCCCTCTCAAGTACATGATTGACGACCCAAAAGAATTTGAGGCTATCATAAGCTCTGCTGTCAACTCACCCACTGCCCAGGGCATTAACTTCAATCAGGGTTTCGATCAAATCCTTGAGTCCTTGAACGCACTTCCAGAGGACGAAACAAACACAAACATTAGGCTACTTAGATCAGCGATGGCAGAGGGGAATCTCAGCGATCGTCAAAAAGATTTTTTTATGAAGGCGGTTAGGTCTAATTTGCGTTCATGAAATTTATTTTTACTCTATTCTCAATTGTTCTTTTGTTTTCTAGCTGCGCTCCTCACTCTACCGTGAGAAAGCACCACCGTTACCACGACTGGAATAAGCAGGGCCCATCATTCCCAGACATTGGGAACCTAGGTGAGTCAAACTGCCCTGACTGCCTGTAATCTGTCGTTGCATCTGTAGCTCAACAGGATAGAGCAACGCACTTCTAATGCGTAGGTTTCAGGTTCGAGTCCTGACAGATGTACTAAATTAAATTACATCAGATGGCTAAGATTCAAGTTTCAACCTATCAGAAGAAAAGAGTTCGTCGTAAAGGCGTTCACGCAAAAACGAAAACCTCTAAAAACAAAAGCTCAAAAACCTATCGCAAGCGATATGCTGGTCAAGGACGATAAATATGAGGACTACGCTATCTCAATTTGTCCCAACGGTACGCAGGGTAAAAGTGTTGAACTTGGTGGGCTACTCATTATTCTTCCCGCTCAGCCTCCCAAAAAACAAATTGCAGGACATGAAAAGTCAAAGCGCCTGCAGTTGTGGGAAAGGATTGATATGCCTCAAGAGCTGTCTAGGATTAAGTCTATGGATGAGTGGGCAGAAATGCCAAGGGAGTTTAGAGAAAAGTTTCGTCCGTATATCGAGGAGGAGTTTCGCCGTAGGCGTGAGGGCTTTTGGTTTTATAACAACGGTGTCGCTACGTATATTACGGGTAGGCACTACATGATGCTGCAATGGACCAAGATGGACATAGGCTATCCATCTTACCTTGCATTCCAGCGTGATATATTTTTACACCTTGCTGCGTGTGAGTCTGATCCACGTTGTATTGGTCAGCTGTACACTAAGTGCCGTCGTTCTGGATATACCAATATCTGTTCTTCAGTTTTGGTTGATGAAGCTACTCAGATCAAAGACAAGCTTCTTGGCATCCAATCAAAAACAGGTAAAGACGCACAAGAAAACATCTTCATGAAGAAGGTGGTGTATATGTTCAGGAGCTACCCCTTCTTCTTTAAACCCATTCAAGACGGTACTACAAACCCTCGAATGGAACTTGCCTTTCGAGAGCCATCAAAAAGAATCACGAAAAACAACAAAACATCACAGAGTGGTGAGGCTTTGAATACAGTGGTCAATTGGAAAAACACCACTAACAATGCATATGATGGTGAGAAGCTCCACTTGTTGTATCTTGATGAGGCTGGTAAATGGGAAAAGCCTACGGACATAAGGGACGCCTGGAGGATTCAAAGAACTTGTTTGATCGTAGGGCGGAAAATCGTAGGAAAAGCCATGGTGGGCAGCACCGTAAATCCAATGGACAAAGGGGGGAAGGAGTACAAAGATTTGTGGAGCGACTCAAATCCAGCGGAGAGAAACAAGAATGGGAGGACTAGATCTGGACTGTACAGGCTATTCATTCCAGCTTTTGAATCACTAGAGGGATTTTTTGATTTGTATGGGGAGCCTGTAGTTAACGACCCTGATTCTCCTGTTGAGGGGATTGATGGGGAAGAAATCTATACTGGTTCAAAGTCTTACCTAAAAAACGAAAGGCAAGGGCTTTTGGAAGATCCCTCAGAGTTAAATGAGGTTATCAGGCAGTTTCCTTTTACTACAGATGAAGCATTTAGAGACAGCGTTCAAAGCACCCTGTTTAACATCACCAAGATTTATGAGCAGGTGCAATACAATGATGAGCTGTTTCCAAATCCAGTGGTGATAGGAAACTTCTATTGGAAGAATGGAGAGCAAGACACAGAAGTCGCGTTCAAGCCTGACCCCAATGGCAGATTTCATATTGCGTGGATGCCGCCTCCAGAGATGCGAAATCAAAAAAAGTTTGACAGAAACAAACGAGTTGCGCCAAACGCCAACATAGGTGTTGGCGGTGTTGACTCTTATGACCTTGATGCAACAGTAGACGGTAGAGGATCTAAGGGGGCAATGCACATGTTCAACAAGTTCAACATGCATCACCCATCAAACATGTTTGTTCTAGAATACGCTTCGCGCCCACCCTTGGCTAAAATCTTCTATGAGGACTGCCTCATGGCGTCTGTATTCTATGGCTACCCGTTGTTAATCGAAAACAATAAGTACGGTATTGCAAGATACTTTGAATCAAGGGGTTACGATGGATACTTATTGGATAGACCTAAGCATTTATCAAACAGTGCTGGTGCTCAAAGAGTAAAGACAAAAGGAATCCCCTCCAACTCACAAGATGTTATTCACGCCCATGCCCAGGCTATAGAGGCATACATACATGATCATGTAGGAATAAATCATGATAGTGGTGAATATGGGAAAATGTATTTCAATAGAACCCTGGAAGATTGGATTGGATTTAAGATTGACAATCGAACCAAGTACGACCTTAGCATAAGCTCTGGTTTGTGCTTGTTGGCTGCCCAAAAAGAAAAAACAAAACCCAAATCTAACTTCGAAGAGAAGAGATTTTTCCGCAGATATAACGTAACTCGTTGATTACTTATATTTGCAAAAGGTAAAATGGAATCCCTATCTAATGCAGGACACAAAAGGTACGAGTAAAGGGTTCCCAAATCCTCTTGCCTCCCCAGAAGAAAAAGCATCAAAAGCTTACGGTATTCAATATGCAAAAGCTATTGATTCACAGTGGGGAAGGATGACGGATGTTGGGAGTCTTGTAGGGAAAAGAAATAGAATATTTGCCAGAAGCAGAGAATATGCTCTTGGCACTCAGGACACAAATATTTACAAGCAGCTTCTTAACAGCCTCGATCCAAATGGAGGCGATGGCAGCTTGATGAATCTTGACTACACTCCAGTACCTATTCTGCCTAAGTTTGTTCGCATTGTAGCAAACAAGATTCTTGCAAAGAAGATGTACCCTAACCTGGAGGCTGTTGACCCTCTGTCTACATCTCAAAAGAACAAGAACAAAAGATTTCTAAAGTCTCAAGTTGCCAACAAGGAGTTGTTGATGCAATTCAAAGAGAAGACTGGACAATCACTTGGCGAAGACCCTGCATCCCTTCCTGATTCAGCTGAAGAAATTGATATCCTGTATGGAGATAACATCAAGACAGGAGGAGAGATATCTGCTCAGATTGCAACAAATCTTACTTTGGAGTGGAATCAATTTGAAGATTCTATCTTCAGAAGATCTGTAAATGATCTGGTGGCTTTAGGAATCGCAGTTGTTAAAAGGTCAAATGACCCAAACACTGGGATCAAAACAGAGTATGTTGATCCGTCTCTGTTTATTCATAGCTACACAGAAGACCCAGGTTTTAATGATCTAACTTACGCGGGTCATATCAAGAAGATTTCTATTGCTGAATTGCGTAGGCTTGCAGGGGACGAGCTTTCTGAAGAGGACCTTAGCAAAATTGCAAACAAGGTCAAGGGTACAAACGGCAACAATGCCGGTAAGTACAGCACAAAAAAATACGACCAGGACCTGAACACCATGACATATGGGTACGACGAGTACACTGTAAATGTTTTGGATTTTGAGTTCCTGACCGTTGAGACAATGCACTTTGAGGAGAAAGAGAATCGCTACGGCAATTTTAATTTCTTCTACAAGGGATTTAGCTATAAGCCGCCCAAGGGTTCTGTCTATGAAAGACGGCCACAATGCATGGACATCAAGGTTGTTTACGAAGGGAGCTACATTGTTGATTGTGGAATGTTGTTTGGGTATGGCAAAAAGAAAAACATCCCTAAGAACATTCACGACCTTTCACAAGCCACCTTGTCTTATTCAGTTTCTGCAGTCAACCTGAAAGATATGATGCCTAAGTCCATGGTGGACAGCTGCACAGGGTTTGCTGACATGCTTCAACTTACTCACCTCAAAATACAACAGGCGATTGCAAAGGCAAAGCCAGATGGATTGGTGATTGATATTGAAGGACTGGAGAATGTACAGCTTGGCAAGGGGGGAGAGCTTCAGCCTCTTGACCTTCACGACATTTACGAACAGACTGGTGTGTTCTACTACAGGAGCAAGAACCCAGAAGGCGGATTCCAGAACCCACCTGTTCGAGAGATTGGCAATAGCATTAGGAACATCAATGAGCTGATTGGTTTGTACAATCACTATCTGAGAATGATCCGTGATACCACTGGTGTCAATGAGGCTGTGGATGCTTCAACGCCTAAGGGCGATGCCCTTGTGGGTGTCCAGCAACAAGCTATTCAAGCAAGCAACAATGCCACATACGACATCACAAATGCTTCTTTGATTCTCTTCAAAAAGGTTTGTCAGGATATTATCAAGTGCATTCAGATCTTGCCAGAAGAGTCTGTGATTTATGGGGCCTACAAAAGAGCCCTTGGCAATGAGAACATGGATGCCTTGTCATCATTCTCAGAACTGCCTATGTACAACTTTGGAGTTCTTGTCACAAAAGACATGGAGGACAAAGACAAGGCTTATTTAGAGCAGAACATTCAGATGGCCCTTCAGCAAAAAGAACTTGATCTGGAAGATGCGATTGCTGTTCGAGGGCTGAAAGATGTGAATCAAGCTGAAAGACTTCTTATTGTCAAAAGAAAGAAGAGGATGCAGCGCGTGGCTGCCATAGCAGATCAAAACTCTCAACGCCAAAAACAAGAAGCTCTTCAGGCAGCTCAAGCAGCGTCTCAGCTCAAGATTCAAGAAGCTCAAGTGGAAGCTCAGCTTGATATGGAAAAGATGAAGCTGAAGAATGAGATGGAATCTCAGCTTGAGACAATGAGGCATAAGTTTAGGCGAGAGATTGAAATGATCAAAGCCAAAGCTACTCTTGGATTTAGAGAAGAAGATCAAGCATTTAGAGAGAAGCTTGAAGTTCTCAAAGAGGATAGAAAGGATGAGCGCTTGGAAGCTCAAACGGCGGATCAGAGCAAGCTTATATCTCAAAGGCAAGGCAAGAGGGAAGAAGTTGTAAAGGAGACAAAAGGATTGGTAGATAAAATATTTGAGGACTGATGGCTGAAACAGCAAATTTTGATACAACAGAGGAGCTGAACATCGTTTGTAGAGAAGGTGACACCTTTTCTATGACAGTGAATCTCAAGGATTCTAGTGGCACAGGCCTCACCCTTGTGACTGACGAATATGTTTTTTACATGCAGGTCAAGTCAATCACTCGCGTTGGAGATAAAAGAGCTGGGAGACAAATAGAAAACGTCGTCCTTCAAACACCAAGTATTGCAAAGGGTCGAGATACAGATGTTAGAACATTTGAAGCGCCAACCTTAGATAACAGTGGTAACGTAACCATTGAGGCGTCTGCAGAAACCATGAGCTTGATTTCACCTGGATCATATGTGTATGATCTTAAGTACGTTAAGCCAAGCTCTACTGGGCTCGATACTCACAAAGGAGTGTTGAGAGGTTCTTTTGTAATCAATTCACAGGTAACTGATGTATTCTAATGTCTGTATCTGTAAGCACAACGGCGGCTAACCAAGTTAGTGTTAGCGTAGATGGAACTACGCAGCTTTCATTTACGACACAAGAGTCTTCCGTATCTGTAACTGAGGCTGCGGCCATATCTGTTACTGTTAGCGAGAAAGGTCCAAAGGGGGATACTGGTGCCACGGGCGCCCAGGGTCCTACAGGTGCTACAGGTCCAGCTGGGGCTGATGGAAAGTCTTACACTATATCATGTGTTGACGGTGACAACAGTGATGAGGAGAAGATTAGACTTACAGACAATGATGGGACAACGGATGATGTAGTTCTGGAGGCAGGTACTGGGCTTTCTATCGCTAGATCTGGTGATAAGATTACATTCACCAATACCGTAACAGATACTGATACAGTCTTGACCTCTGAGCAGGTTCAGGATATCGTGGGTGCCATGTTTACTGGCAATACAGAAACACGCATATCTGCTACATACGAGGACTCTGACGGCACTATTGATCTGGTGGTTGATGACATGACCGCTGACACGCAGCTTACCACAGAACAAGTTCAAGATATTGTGGGGGCCATGCTTACTGGCAATACAGAGACCCGCATCTCAGTCACTTATGAAGATAGTGACGGTACGATTGACTTTGTTGTAGATGACATGACCGCCAACACTCAGCTTAGCACTGAGGAGGTGCAAGACATTGTTGGGGCCATGTTTACTGGCAACACTGAAACTAGGATTTCTGCAACATATGAGGACAGTGACGGCACCATTGATTTGGTTGTTGACGCGATACCTGTAGACCTTACTTCTGATGGCGCTGGTACGATCCATGCGAACAACGTCCCCACACTCAATCAAAGCACTACTGGCAATGCAGCTACCGCTACAGCCTTGGCTACAGCTAGAGCAATCAATGGCGTTGACTTTGACGGCACGGCTGCAATCACTGTCACTGCGGCAGGTTCTACTTTGTCT